TTACGCTCCAAGATCACTATTCTCTGATACCTTTTAATTAACATTTAAGGAATCGAGATAGAGCACACAAGTATGTTTTTTTAACCTTTTTTTTAATACTTAATCTAAACACATTCTAAACTAAATCTAACTAGAATCATCACTAATTGAACCACTAGATTTGCTCTGAAGCACGACAATTTTCTGTCTTAATTGTAGCAATAACGAATAAATGTTACCATGCTGTGAGCACCCATTGATACCACGATAACTTTGTAACTCTGAGAGCACTAACAATTTAATTAGACTCAATTCAGATTGACTAAACTCTGAATAGTATAACGAATTGAGATTGCTTTCAAGGGTCATAACTCTCTGTATCAAAATCTATTTGAAAATCATCATAGGAAAAATTTAATATGTCATCACGACTATCATCACTAAATTTTTTGATGAACTGTTCAGCACTAAGTTGTTTCTTCTTCTTAGGTTTGTTTTTCTGTACCACGATTAATATGCCTCCACTATGTTAGCATTATCTGTGGCAAATTCTCCCAGATTTTCAACAGTTAACTCTTTAATTCTCTCATACTGATTATCATTTAACTGTAGCAAATTTCTCCAGTTCCAATCACTTGGCGGATTACCACGATTAATAACTGTGAAATCTATTGTTACACGATAGCGGGTAACTGATTGAGTTTGAGAGTCCATAAGATTGAGGCAGTTGGATTACATTTAATTCTAACATATATTGTCCTTAATTGTCAACCACGACAGATATTTACTTTCTTATGTTGTTATTTAGTGGGGAAATTTGTCAGGTGTTTGCTACACTTATATCCTAAAAATCGGCGGCGTTCGCCTCAAAGTGACTCGGATAATGAGAAACAAATAAAGACGAATACCTCCCTTATATGTTAATTAGTGGAATTATAACGATAAGAGCGAATCATTGACGTACACCACTAAATGTTAATTAGGACTAATTATTGCCTCATAGTAACTGTCATGAATTACATATAAGCAGTAAGGGCATGAGGTCGATTTGGTTCAAAACTGATTGACTTAATACAATAACCTATTGTATCACTAATTTTATCAATTAGGTGTTCATCATCATAAGCAAACCACACACCGAGAACACTACCTTGCTTTGCAATTTGTTCTTCATAACTGATAGCATAACTTTCGCCATCATTGCCATCATCAAAATCAAATTCAATTTCTGTGACAATGTAAGATTTTAACTTTGGTTCATTCATTGTGCCATGTCCTCGAATAATTCTTCGGTTAGTCTTATTGCCTCTAACTCTGATAGTTCGGGGCGCTCTTCCAATACTTGTTCAAATATTGCCTCAAGTAGGGCATCATTTTGAATACAACTCATTTTTTCCTCCTTTTAGTGTTTGCTCTTGTTTTGTTAGTTGTTTGGACTTGTTTGAACCTTTTATCAGGTACGGACTTTCCGTTTTTATGAATGTATAAAGACTTTTTCTGTGCCATTAGTTCCCTCCCAATGGATTAATGTGTGATGATGCAATTTTCATGGCAACAAGTAAATCTTGTTCCCTGACTTCATACAACTGCGATTCAATAGAATCCTTTAATGCTCTTTCTTCATCATCATTATATTCAAAATTGTCTATAATGAATTGTAAGAACTCTAATTGTTCGGTGTTTAGGTCTAGTTTCATTTTTTTAAATCCTCCTTTAATAAAATTTCTAGTTTAGCATAAGTGGCACCTCTGCCCTCTGCTTTTGTGTCATTTTGCATAAGTGTTTGGAAATACCGTAATTCACTTTTTGAAAATGGTGATGTGTATTTTTTCATAAATCTCCTAGTCATACATTTCAAAATTGGTCATAGCATCATGTAATGCACTAAGTAAATCCGCAATATCCACTTTGTAATCTGTGAACTCGATTAAGTCAGTAAACTTTCTGACCAACTCATTATACTGTTGGTCATCACATACTGCTCTATCTTCCATATCAACAGTAATGTATCTTAGTTTGTTTTGTAAACCTTTGATTTCTGCGATTGAAGTAGTGTTCATAAATCCTCTGTGTTTGTATATACTAATTATAGTCGAGTGAAGGCGAAATTCAACAAATTGGTGCCACCTTGATAACTGGCACATCATCTATTGCCACACCGCACCCAAGTAAGTTAGAAAAGATTACATCATTTAAAAATCTCTTATAACTTGCTGTGGGTGCTATCGTATTATAGGTTACTAATTCTTCAATTAAGAAATTAGTCTCATTACTGGTAGCATCAACTAAAAAGTCATTTTGGTAAATAACTTCAGCAAATTTCTCTCCTTGACAAGTTAAGGTAGTCATTCTTGAATCAACTGCCTTAACTTCAATTTCCCCAACATAGGTGCCAGAATTGAATTTAAGATACTTTCTTTGATTGAGAGCATCAAGTAGTCTCTTTTGAGTCTTATTGATATTCATTACACTGCCTCCGCTGGCGAAAATAGGTTTGAATAATAGTCAACTCTTACATAGTCTCTATTCAATACACATAGTTTGAATATATATCCAAATATGTGTGAAAAATGATCTGATGTAAGTTCATCAAGATTTTGCCAATCTTGTACAGCAATTTGATTTTCTAAATCAATTTCGCCACTCTCAAATGTAGGAGCACTCATAAAAGTGCCATTGTCATCTAACCAAAAAGAGTGACCTAATAGAGCAGAATGTGTGTATAGTGGTTTATAGTCGAACATTACACTGCCTCCAAATCTGATAGGAAACATTCTACTGTCTGAAATTCGTAGTCTGTAATCCAAGTTTTAACAACAGCATAATCGTTGCCTCTGTCCAATACAACAACATCGCCTTGAATGTCATCATGTATTTTGGATTTAACTTCAGTTCCAAGTTTGATGACGCTGATGTCCTGACCAATTCTTAGAACATCTTTTTTACATAATTCTTTGTACTCTTGAATAGTCATGAATTTGAAATGTTTGTTTGTATGTACTAATTATAGTCACTCATGGCAAGAAAGCAACCATGCTATGTGACAGTATTTGAACTGGCACACTTCCACTTGATTTTTTTCTCTTCATTGAGAATATCAAAGCATATTTCGCATAGGCAGTCGGCATGAGGCACGGCGTCTCGCCAATCGTAATCTTCTTCTATTGGACTATCCCAATAGTAATATAAGTCAGGTTGGTAATCTTGAATACAATGCTGAGAGTCTTTGGGATATTCCATTGACTCTCTGTGTGATTCATCAAAATTGCCACACCTATCGCAATATGCCATTATTTGACCTCCTTTGCGGCACAAACTGCATCAAACAAATTGTCAAAAGTCTGTGGGTCAAAATCATCACTCTCATTGAGATAGTCGATAATTTCATCTTGAGAGCACATGATATTGTACAAGTGGTCATATTGACCTTGAGTAAGAGTGATCTGAAGTTTCATTTTGTGTTTGTTTGATCTATAAGTATATTAGTCCATAGTGGCAAAAAAGCAACGAGCAGATGTGCCACTAATAAAATTGTCCTAGCAAACTGAATAAACTGTTTTCCAAGTCTTAGAATCCTCTACAGTAGCAAGGCAACCATACTTTTCACACATTTCAAGGCATAATATCTTTGCCTTCTTTAAACTATGTGTGTATAGGTCATCATTTGCACCTGAGCAACCAATAGTGTATTTAAAGTGATTTCTAGGGTGGTTCGGGTCATTCTTGAGACACTCTTGCCCCCACTCTCTAAGTTGTTCGAGTTCACTCTCTAACTTAGCAATAATCTCTTTATTGGTCATTATCCCAACCTTTTGTATAAGTGAATCATTTTTTCATCAATAGAGTTGATTCTGTCCATAACTGGAATACCGCCAATCAAATCTTCTTCTGCTGCTTCATCATCAGCGTAGCACTTGTATTCTTCAAGAGCAGCGTCTATTGTATCCCACTCTGCTTGAGTGAAAAATGCCTTGATAGTTGCAAGTTGGTCATAACTGAAATCTCTTGTTAGAGTCATTTGAAAAACCTCTGTGTTTGTTGTATATACTAATGATAGTCGAAAATTATCAAAAAGCAACGAGCGAGTGTGACAGAGTTTATACTGTCACATCATAGGTTGACTTATTCTTTAAAATATGCCAATACTCTTCATAGGATAGAGTTTCTTCTTCCTCTGTATCCATATTCAAAACTATGTCAAATGGGTAGAAAGCATAATACTTAAAATGGTCATCTACATAATTTTTGACTTGTTGATACTTAGTCATCATACATATCCTCTATATCAGGTAAATCAAAGTGAGCAGCGGTATCTGTCCATAGTTCGCTATCCCAACCCGCCATTTCTTCAAATACACTTACTTGCCCAGTATCTTGGCGTATATTCTCAAAGTCAATATGTGTTTGCTCTGAGATAATCTCTCTCATTTGATCGGGCGTCAAGTTGTTTACATAGTCATCAACAAAACGTCTAACAACTTTGTCATACTCTGACATTTGCATTATGTTTGCCATTAGTTTGCCTCCGCTTCGATTTCATTTACTGACTCGATAACGTCTTGAATAGTATCTGTAAAGTATTCATCAAAATACTCTTCGATCTCTACCATAGCATCATTAAATGTTTGGTCATCTATCCATCTTTGCATATCGTCAGTAACATATATGACCAAATCTTTCATTGACATATTATCAACAATTCGATCAACATAATACTCTTTGAGAGCAGCAAACTGTTTGTCAGTTAGATTTTGTGCCTTAAGTAAGGTGTCTTTATTTTTCTTGTTCATGGCATGAAATTGGGATTAATACTAAAAGTTGAGTCAGGTGTATCAAATTCTTGACACTTGAGTAGTGACATGGCACTTATCATGTGCCACACTTTCTCGCCTGAGAGTTTGTGCTCGTCACATACATGAGCAACTGAATCCTCGATCACTTCGAGGACTTTTGTTGCTTCAATATAGAACTGTTTGTATTCTTCGTTGTTCATAGAATGATGCTCCCGCCATAAAGATTTTTGTCATAACCATACTTCAATACAAGTATGTCTCTTACTCTCTCTCTATCGAGTGAGTCGCCGTCGCCCCAAGTGAAATGCTCATCATTACGAGCAGTGATCTCATGTAAGTAGTCGTAGATCGCTCCTAAAATGTCAACTTTAGAAACTCTCTTGCCTGTTTTCATGTGATTCATAGGGTACAAAACGTCATCTACATCGCCGTAGAAATCATTGACGTAATTTGTGAACTCAATTAGCATATCATTGAGTTTGGTTGATGAATGTCCTGAGTTCATAAAACCTCTGTGTTTGTTATATTCTAATGATAGTCGAATATGGCAATAAAGCAACGAGCAGATGTGCCACTAATAAAATTGGCACACTCTTCATTGCCAACCGCCTGATACCTCTGGTTTAGTATCTGAGAAACCAACAACTTTAAACTCTGGTTCGCCATCAGCAATATCAGCAAGTCTGCCTAGTTTATGACGAATTTTTCTAAAGTTTACGTCAAATTCATCAGCATATTTGTCTGTTATTCTATTTGGCGTAGATAGGATTAACTTCAGCAGGGCATCACACTCTGCTGCTGTCAAATCATTTTGTTGTTTTAATTGATCTGTAGTCATTTTATGCTCCTTGATACTGATTTACAATAATGTCCTCTATTTGAGCAAGTTGGTCATCATCTAATATGTTGACTATGGCGTCAAGCATATCATAAAAGTTTGAGTCATTGCTCTCATAAAGAGAGCATAACTCTGTGAATACAGTAAGTGATTTGTCGCCTTGATAATAAGTCATGCTACTTTTAAGTCCTCATAATTTGGATAGTCAGCGGGGATAGTCTTTTCAACATACTGAACAGTATCATTGAAATCTTTTGTTACTGGATTCCAGTAATCAAGAGCAATACAACGCCATGTATTGTTTAGTTCAAAAATGTAAGCAAACTCGCCACAGCACTTGTTTGTAGCAACAAAATACTCTTTGTCATTTTTGTATAGTTTGGGGCAAACATCTTCGATTTTCTCGCCTCTGTCTGCATAGTATTCTGGTCTAGGGTCACGTTTGACAAACTCTTGTTTCTCATAGTCGTACTCATTGTCAGAATAACAAGATGACATATCGCCGCCATCAATTAGTTCAGCAACTTTCTCTCTTGTATTGTACTGTTGGTTTAGGGTAACACCTAACCACTCTGGATAACCGTCCCAGTGATGATATACTGACAAAATACTGCCATCTTCGAGTCTGAGTCCGATTCTTGAATTGGTTGACATAAAACCTCTGTGTTTGTATATTTGAATTATAGTCGCTGGTGGCAAGAAAGCAACCAGCGAGTGTGACAGTATTTCAACTGTCCTTTTTTCTGTGGATATTGTCCATATTGAGTGGACTATCAAAGTATGCTCTATTGACAAAATACAATAGAACTAATGTAAATATAATTCCAAAGAATCCAATAATCAATATTGGACTTTGGGGAAAATCATAAGTTGGAATTGTCATTCTACCAATCTCCGTTAGCATCAGCAAAAACATCTTCATTCCAATGTTCGTATGGTTTTATGATACCAACATGGCGCATAATGCCATCATAGATTTCCATGCCTGATCTTGACATTCTGCCGCATGAATAATCCCAACCTAGTTCGCCAAGTTGGTCAACTATGAATTTGAGTGAAACTTTTTTCATAAGTGTTTGTTTAATTGATGTACTAATGATAATCGAAATAAATTAAAAAGCAACCAGCAAGTGTGACAGTAATATAATTGTCACAGGGTAGCAGGGTCACTTGGCATACTGGTAGGAGCAAGTGTTAATGTGATGTTATCGAGAACAGCAGGGGCAATAAAACTGCCATCAAATGAGCAACTGCCATCTTCATTCTTGTTTCCTAATTTCTCACATAACGCCTCAGTTACCATTTCATATAGAAATGTATTTGTCTTAGGATTATTGACAATATAGTCAATAACCTCTAGTGTAAGAGCATCAGCAAGTTTGCCTATTGTTTCTTTAGATAGTGTCAAGGTCTTTTTCCTCTGAAATTGAATCTAGTTGAAAGTCATAGAACATATCGTCACGTTGATAATTACTATCTGGATAATGTCCTCTATTATATAAGGCAATCGCCTCTTCTTCGGTTTCAGCATCTATCTCTATATCAGCATAACCTGTAAACCTTTCTGTGATGATAAATTTTTTCATTAATCTGCCTCCAAAGAAAATGTGATTTGAAATTGATCTGTAAAATCCTGATAGTCAGTAACAACAAGTGGGCAAATGTTTAACCACTCTTGAAAATCCTGATAGCGTTGCTCTAGTTCTTGCTCTCTAGTCATTTTCTGCCTCCATGAATTTTTCTTCTTGGACTTCCATATAGTTTTGTATGGTAAATTCAAAATCTCTAACGCCATGTATGTCCTCATACATACAATCGAAAAAAGATTCAAATTCTCCTCTGTTTAGAACATCTTTTTCAAGATAGTAGAAAGCAACGTTGTCGTTTGGGTCAGCGTCACTTAGAATGTCTAGTAGTTCCTTGACTTTCATGTGTGTTTGTGATCTATACCTATATGATAGTCACGATTGGCAATAAAGCAACCAGCGAATGTGCCACTCTCTTAACTGGCACATATTTTAGATGGGTAGAATCATACCAACTATATTATAGAATGCTATGATTATTAATTGTATCATTTGAGACTTACTTCTTTTTTCCATTCTTGTCTAGCATTGAAGTTAGCATAAGAGAATTGTTGACGTTTTACAAGTTTGAATGTACCATATTGATTAGACATTACATAACCCTCATGCTCATAGGGCATATTCTCAAATAAACATTGAACATTCTCTGTAGTAGTGATGCCTTCCATGAGTAATTCTTTTATCTCAATTATCATATTGTATAAGTGAAATAAGTTTCTGGAATATCCAGTATCACTTGCTAACTTATCAGCATCAAGTGTTTGCCCTGATCTGATATAACTATTGATATTTATTTTTAATTGTGAAATATCATCACTCTCTGGAAACTTGACAAATGGTATTACAGTTTTAGCAAGTGTGATAAGTAAGTTCAATCTGAAATGTCTTTTAGATATTGATGCACTTGTATCAATAAAATGTACACCATAACTTTTAGACTCTCTGTAGTGAAACTCAGCATCTAACTCTTGTATGGTAGCACCAATATATTGTGTATGAGTAGCAACAACAATATCGTCAATTACATCATCAAATTTATATGTAATTGTGTTTGGTGTGTGGGTATCTGAACCACCATAACCAATAAAGTCGCCCTGATATATGCCCTCATTCTGTGGCAATCTATCAAGACATATATGTAGAATAGAAGCGACTCTAGGTGTATGTCCATGATTAGATTCAATATCAGTATGAGTATAGTTTATCTTGATTCTTCTCTTATTGAATACTGATTTAGTTCCTACAAAGAATTTGCCATTCTCAGGGTTAGTTCCATACACGATAGCAGGGGCGCCATCATACTTGACG